CGAAGTATGTTGTAGTTCACGGCGTATATAGGGTGCTCTATGTTCAGGGATTCACTTATAATCTTCGCTGAAGTGACACGACTGAAATTGAGTGTACCTGTGGGCTGAAGAGAGCTGGTGGACAAACAAAAGGGGTACAAGAAAAAATCGGGAGACGCCACGAAGTTTGTGTGGTAATAGTGCATCACATCGATAAAGTGGGGTTTTCCCCATCTATAATTGCTTAAATCGATTCCGTTAATGCTCAATTTAACCCTGTTGGAAGGAGACGTGAGCGCACCGTTGGTCGTCGTATCCGAAGACGCGAGGTACTTGACCGGATGATTGAACGTGAGCTCTTGAACGGTCGTCCCAGAGGCGACGTTCTTTTGAACCTGTGTCACGAGCATATCGTGCGTGCGGGTGGCGACTTGACCACGTTCCTCATTGTCGAGGTAGATGTAGTTGGCGAAACATTCGACGTTCTTACCAGTCGCAGCGGAACCCCAGTAAATCCGTATTTCTACGTTGTGATGATGCATAGCTACGAGAGGCAACGCACACTGAGGACCCTCACAAAAGAAGAAACGCAAAGGGTAAAAGAATGAGCGCGCGGAAATACCTGGGTGTGTACCTTGAGCACTCTTGGAAACATTTTGAGCGAAGGTATCCACGGCTATATTTTCCGTGAAAACCGAATCTTGAGTGTCGATGACAGCTCCGCCGATCAAAAGTTCGACTTTATCGATGATACTGCCCCAGTTTTGTGTATCGAGGGCTTCGGTGGTATCATCCATGGTGAAATAGACATAACTGAGAAGGTCACCACTCCTCTCGAATTGGACGCTAGACATAGAATTGTTTTTCACCGCTCCGTGGATGGTTTGTTTTTCAACGGATTGTGAAAAATTAGCATGCCTTTTGAACGTTGAACTGAAGAACGATATTTGAGGATCACCCGTGATATACTTATCCTGAGCTCCTATAGCGATCAAATGTGCAACACCGGCAGACATGGTAATACTAATTTAAGGGGAGAAAAATTACAAGTTGGGTTTTCTACAAACGAAACGAAGAACCAAAAAGTTGTTCTCGGCGGGATTGGGAGGGGTAATTAGGTTACCATCCTGATCCCGAATATTTACTGTGAACCTATCGATAGATCGGATAGGGTTTACGTACTGTGTCGCGATGGAATAATCATCCTTGTAACTGATTATACCCGTGTCATCACTAGTAACGAGACTCGCGAAAGAATTACGGAGTAGACTCAACGACGCTTGTCCAGTGAGAACATTCGACGCCCTATCCGAAAAGATGGAATCGAGTTCACTGATGGAGACATAACAGTGTTCGGTGGCCGTAGTAGTGGTAATACGGGCAGCTAAAAGTTTAGCCTGTACCACATTCTTGAGTGGCTGTTGAAGATGGCACGTAAAGGTATTCGCACTACTCTGACCTACACTGTCAATGGTGACCGTGTGGTACTCGTAGTTGAGGTCGGGAATCATTTCCGTTGGCGACGTGATTAAGGCCATTTTATAATTAGCTTAGATTAAAGATCCGCCAATTCCGTCCGCGATCTCGTACCCAGCGTGCTCACCGACAAGCTTTTGGGCATCACAGAGACCACCTGGAGTAAGACCAACGGTGTAAGGGCTGTCCTTCTTACCGGAGCCAGGGGTGCACTCAAGGTCGGTCTCGAGGTCGAAGAGAGACTTCTCGCTGACCGTCTTGATGGTAATCGGCCTGGGTTGGTACTTGGAGCTACGGGCATTCATGAAACCAAGGATGGCGATAGCAGTCATCAACACGAGCATGTATAACAGGGCGTTGCGGTCGGCCCGGTTGAAATTGAGTTTGAACATTTATAATAGACATACATTTTTTTAAAGTGCGTTAAAGACATTTTCTTAGTTTCTAGATAGAGAGTAGATGGACGAAGAAATCGTACTCGACAGGGGTCATACCAATGTTATGAAACTAGACGCCGATGAACAGGCGCTCATGGATGAGATTGAGATTTCTGTTCCTCGACCAAAGCCAGTACCCAGACCCACGACGAGGCCTATGCAAAGGCCTGGTGCTTCTCACCATCAAGAAGCTATGGATGCCTTTGTGAACCCCAACAAACAGAGCGCTCCTGCGCAACCCCGCGAAGATGAGGAGATTGATTACGGTGAGGATGAACCGATGATGTTCGATGATGAGCCGATGGGCCCCGGTCCAGATGAGCAGGCCGAGCAACCCTCAAAGGGATACACATCCATCGACGAAGAAAAGTCGGATCTGATCAATAAACTCACACGTCTCGAGAAGAAAGGGTTCGCTGTGAATAAGCGCCTGAACGCATACTCCAGTATTGATGAACTTAGGTCAGAAGTGAAGCGAATCACCTATAGCATAGACGTTGAGCAGTCCATTCGCTTTTCGAGGCGTATGCTTATCGCCTGTGTGACTGGTCTCGAGTTTTTGAACAAGCGATACAACCCCTTTGAGATTCAGCTCGAGGGTTGGTCCGAGTCCGTCATGGAAAACGTGGATGACTATGATGGGGTGTTTGAAGAGCTTTACGTGAAGTATCGCTCGAAGGTCAGCGTCGCACCAGAGGTCAAGCTTATCATGATGCTTGGTGGTTCAGCGATGATGTTCCACCTTACCAATTCCATGTTCAAGTCGGTCATGCCCAACATGAACGATGTCATCAAGCAGAACCCCGACCTCGTGAAGAACATGATGGCGGCGGTCCAGAATACCACACGTTCCCCTGAGGGTCCCGCTGTGGATGCTCCAGTTGGAGGCACGGGTCAGTATGAGATGCAGGGGCCTGGTGTAGACATTTCGAACCTCATGGGTAATATCATGATGCCTCCCCCTCCGCCTATGAACACGTCTATGGGTCAATCTACCCCCGCTGCTCCCCCAGTAGAGGAGGATGATGACCTTTCGGATATTGTCTCCATCTCCGGGGATTCCACCGGTGGTGAGGTGAAGGAAGTCAATGTCGGTGCCGCCAAACCCAAGCGAACCCGTCGAAAGAAGAAGACCGAAATTAATCTCTAAATATATATAAATGATAGCGTATTGTCCGCTGGAGGAGATCGAGCCTCCCGTTCGGCAGCAGGTAGCTGTCGCGGAGCCTAAACCCGAACCTGTAAAGCCTCAGGTCGGGCGCGAAGAAACTGAATTAAATTACGTCATCATGGCTTTCATTGTTGGCGTCATAGCACTCGCCGTCTCTGATTCCATCAGGGCGTAAATGTTGAATCTACCGCGAGGTACTCCCTCGTAGTAAATTTAATGTGTGAATGTGATTAGCTGTGTACCTGTAAAGTCGTCGACCGCGATATTGTTCGTAAACACCGACGTGAGCTTACCTCCTTGTGAAGTGATGACTTCGATAAACAAGTCGTAATAATACGTACGACCCGAAGTGACTTCTGGTGAGAAGAGGATACCATTTTTACCGACAGATACAGATGGGTTCCAGGGATGAAGGTTTCCACCACCGAAAAGATTTTTAGTACCCATGGTGATGTTTTCGGAAGGTGTACTACCGTCGCGCGTACCACCCTGTACCTCGAGTACCAGAGTACTCATGTCATTTACACTGTAATCAGACCGCAGAATGGCCACGATTTTGGCGTAGAATGAATGATTGTTAAATCGTAACTGTACATCCTGACTTTGTTGGTTCGTACGCGTGAATGTTTTCGCGTATCGCTTACAGGCAACTTCGTTCGAGTTGGAAATGAAACTTCCACCGATTTCGAGAGCAGCTGTAGCATCTTGGCCACCGAGGTCTACAGCGACCTGGTTACCTAAATCAATTTTACCATCGATTTGAAGGTCACCAACAATTTCAGTGTCACTATTCACAATGAAACTCCTCACTGGGTCTACAAACACATTACCAGTGTGATCACCGTAGATGTTGGACACTCCACCTGTCGTCTTGAATTCGAGAATGGCATTGCTCGTCGCATGCTCTAAACGAGCCGTACCGTTATACACGGTGAAATGCTCACTGGGGTTTACAGTACCCACACCCACATTTGACGTGTGTATGATATGAATACCATCTCCCTCGGTACCATTGTTCACACCACCTATCACCGTACCATGTACGGAATGGGTGGAATCACTAAAACCTCGCACGTATCCACCGTAATCATCATTCGTGTGAAGAATGAGACCAACCTTAGAATTTGTACCGGGATTTTGGAGTTTGAGGACATCCGTGTCACCCGTCGCATCCGAATAAATGTGGACGTTCGCTTCGGGTGAATTTGTACCGAAACCTATAAGACCTTCATTGGTAAATCGCGCGTACTCGGTACTGGTACCCTGTACCTTTTGCCTGAATAATAAAGGAGCATCTCCGATAGAATCTACGATATTTTGGGTAACGACACCGGTCGCCGTAAAAATATCTAAAGCACCGAACTTAATTGCCTGGTTATCGGCAAACTCAAGACCACCACCGACGTAGAAACGAGTTCCACTACTTACGTCTAATTCACCTTGGTTATCGAGAGGTAAAGCTCCTATGACGACCACACCCGAAGGGGTTATAGTCATCGCACGTGATACCACCGCAGCATCACCTTCTAAAGCGGATTGAATCTGGTTCGTACTCAGGGATGGTAAGTTCGTGTTGTACGTCTGGAAAAGGTGTTCGGCGGCGATGGAACGAATCCTATCGGGGGCGGCAGTACCAGTTCGATCGTTACCCTTGAATATGACGAGTTCTGTTTTACCACCCACAGCATCGTAGTACTGTTCTTGGATAAAGGTATTACCAAACTCATCGGAAGTTAAACCACCAAACGAAAGTTTGTTACCGATGATAACATTACCACTGATTTCCAGTTTATCCCGGGCTGTATCTGTCCCGATACCCACATTGTAGTTTCCACCGTTTATGTACACAGCTGTTAGAGAAGGGTTTGATACGGAATTGTGACTACGTGTAATTCTGAAATCACCATCTTCACCAGTCACACCCGAAGACCAACCACTTCGCACACCGGACGAGTTTTGGATGTAACTCACGAAGGAATTTGCGTCGCCTTCACCGTTAGGACCGAAATTGGCTTCGGTAGAAATGATAGCGTCACCATTCACGTGATTATGTAAAAGTAAGCCGATGTCACCTATACCTTCAGCCTTTACTTCTAAAAAGGCTTCTGGTTGTGTATGCCCCACACCCACCTTTCCATCACCCCGGAAAGTCATCACCGGTGTATTATTTTCATACGTGGAATCGGCGAGTAAAAAGTCTACACGTGTGTCGGAACGATTCGACGTCGCGGCGGCATATTTACCCATTCTAAAACTCGCACGAACGCCTCGCGTGGCTTGTGTACCTTCACGAGTAAGATCCAAAACAGTTTTCATGTCATTCGCCGTACCGACTTCATCCCTGTTCGTCACGACGAGTGGAGTGTCGAGATGATTGTATGAAACACGTCTCGAAACTTGGTCATTTATGAATACCGTTCCTCCGGATGTATGGAATCGACTCTGGGGTGTCGCGGTGCCAACACCGATATTCGACGTTTCAAGAATCGTCATCTTAGGGGAGCCCATCTCATCCGTCGTGCTCGCGTAGAAGTTGAGACCCTTTCCGGTACCCACACGATTTTCGAAGACCGTTTGATTACCACTCGCGTCCATGTAGGCTTTCATGTATCGTGTATCGTTACCGAATATAGCCGCGTTACTGTCATTTAACTTGAGGTTACCACCAAGAGTTAAAAGTTCGCTTGGTTCAGTGTTGGATAAACCAACATTACCACCAGACGCGACTCGTAAGCGTTCGGTATTCTTTGTCTTTATGATAACTGACTGATGACTTGGTGATGTTTTAGCACCATTAATCTCTAGGGCACTGATATTCGAGGTCAATGGACCTGCGCGGATACTCACCGTGTTCGAAGTAGAATCTTCACCAGTAATATCACCGTGAATGATAACATTCGCGGCCGAAGAAATACCAGATTCACCCTCTACTTCGATGAAATCTTGTACACGAATAGACTCCGTGATGAGACGACCAGTCGCGGTGTTACCAATTACAGTAACGGCATTCGCATCCGTGGTACTGAAGAATACCTTGTTACCGATAGATAACGTGTGTGCGGGATTCGTATTCGCGATACCCGACGAATCGACACCCGTCGTTTGAATACCATCAGCCTCGATCTTCGACGAAACGACCATGGGTATGGCCGCATCCGCGTCGAGTGTGATGAGACTACCGACGGTGAGACCGTCGTCACCGATTCGTAAACCTTCGAAGAAGCCATAGCCGTTCGCGTACAAAACGTTACTCGAAGAGGTCGCCACGTCATTTATGTACACGTTAGATCCCACAGAAAGGGAAAATGCTGGTGAAGTGTTTGCGATACCCACGTTGTTTTGTGTGTAAATATCACCAAACACGTGAAGATTCACGGTGTTTGCACTGTCCATAGTGAAAGTGGCATCTTCGGGGGTACCGTAGGTCCTCGATAATTTAAACGTATCGTCGATGTGTGTGTAGCCCAAGAAAACATTGGCCATGTCCGGAGCACCGTCCCTCATGAGTACGGCCATATCATAGGTTCCATTGTTACCGTCACCCATCAATATGACGGCGTTAGACACGACGAGATTGTCTACACTCGTATACGACGGAATTTCTGTTATCGACAAGTTACCACTCACATCGATATTACCAAACACCTGTAAGAAACCATCTCGAATGACGACGTTACCGTTTTCAAAAACGGCTACGTTAGCCCCCGTGTCTTGAACGATGTCCGTTCCGACGTGAAGATGTTTATTCACCGTGACATTCGTAGATACAGTGTTCCCAGTCACCGTGATCACGTTGGAGTTGTCAGCATCGACGACGAACGAATCGTTAGTCGTTTTGAGTGTATCCGTCGCGAACACATTCGTACTGACAACATTACCACGTACAGTCACAAGATTTTGAACGGTTCTGTTTATGATTAAATCATTCGTGCCAATTTGAAGATCGTTGATGGGGTTATCCGTGCCTATACCGACCTGTGTGGCCGTGAGACGATTTACATTTGTAGTACCCGCAAACTGAGTTGTATCTGAAATAGATGTC